GAGACAAAGACTATGCTATCCCATTATGGAATATCTAAGAAATCGCTATTAAGAACATTAAACAAATTTTCCCAAGACGTTATCGATCAAATGTAATAAACAACCAATAAAATGAACATATCAGGCAAAATCCACAAGATATTTCCAGAAGAAAGGAAATCAGACAAATTCACCATGAGAAACTTTGTCCTTGACACTGGCGCAAGATATGGGAATCTTGTGATCTTCCAATTGACAAACGACAAGTGCGACCTTGCCGATAAAGTAAAGCCAGGGGATAACGTTGATGTTTCATTCGACATTGTAGGCAATGAATCAAAGGATAGGTTTTTCGTTAACCTTAACGCATTTAGGATTGAAAGGAACTAAAGCAGAAGCAGCACCATTTTAAATAAAGTGAAAGCAAATAAAGAGGTAATAATTGACGAAATTGTAAAGTATATCAAACGTGGTATGGCTACTGAAAAAATACGTGCAGTGATTTGCAGTAAATTTCAGTTACAATCAAGGGCATTTTACAATAACTTCAAAAAAGCTGAGGAAAAGCATATAGCAAAGCAACAAGCTATTAAAAAGAAGACCGAAGCCTTAGAGCTACAAGAGGCTATTGGTGCCAATATAAATGATATAATTACGGAATACAAAGCCGTTGAGATTTTAGCTAAAATAGCAAATGACGAAAAAAAAAGACCAGCTGATATAATTGCAGCCATTAAACAACTTGGCATTATGCTTGGATGGGAGAAACCAACCAAAACAGACCTATCTATCTCAGGAGATATCAAGGCAACTGTGATAAAGCTATTTGAGGACCAAGAACCACTGCATGAGTAGAGCTGTAAAGTTTGACCTAACCGGAGAGAAATCAAATCGAAAGCAAATTGAGTTCATCCGGGCAGTATTTGACAAAAGAAGAATTGAGACGACTTATGCATACGGTGGAGCGGTCAGAGGTGGAAAGACATTTGTAATCCTTTACTGTCTGCACTTACTTTGCAGAAATTACCCCGGATCAAAATGGGTAGTGGTTCGGGAGGACTTACCAGCATTGAAGACTACGACAATCCCAAGTTTTAACAAACTGATCGAAGCAGACAAATACGGAAAGTGGAATTATTCAACTCCAATCACTTTCAAATACACCAATGGGAGCCAAATTATATTCAAACCGGAGAGCATCACAACAGACAAAGAACTAAATTCTTTCCTTGGTTTAGAATGTAACGGTTTCTTCTTGGAACAAGCAGAAGAATTAACCGAGAGCATGTACGACATGGCATTGCAAAGAACAGGGTCACACTACATCGACCCAATGCCAAAGCCATATATTTTTATGTCCTTCAACCCATCCCAGACCTGGACAAAAGAAAAGATTTATATTCCGTACAAAGAAAGTTCACTCCAAAGCAAAATATACTATCAAGAGGCATTGCCATCCGACAATCCTCATGTAACCAAAGAGCAATGGGAATCATGGGACATGCTACCGGAAGAGTTAAAGGCCCGAATGATCAAAGGTGACTGGACAGATTTTGGAGGTAAGAATCTTTGGCTGTATTCATTCAGACCATCGTTACACCTTCAAGATGATCTGGAATTTGACCCATATTTACCGATTTATGAGTGTTACGATTTTAACTATTCACCAACAACTTGTTTATTACTTCAAGTGATCAGAGAGAAGCAATCCCAGGGCGGTGGAATGTTTTTTCTAAAAGAGTTTTCAGTTGATGGAGGAACAGAAAGATTATGCAATGAAGTAAACCGATATTTTGACAATGAACTAAAAGATTACAAAGGATTTTCTTATGTGACTGGTGACGTTTCGGGAAACCAAAGAGACACAAGAGGCAACTCAACGGACTACGAAATTATTCAGAGAATAAGAAAAATACCACTATCAAGATTTATCGACACAAGAGCAATGAACCCAAGGATGGATTACAGCCGAGACATTTGCAATACTGTATTCCACAATGACCTTGTTTTTGTAGATCGGAAAAAATGCCCTATCTTAGCGAAAGAATTGGGATTAGCCAAACCGAATGAGAACGGCAGAGGTTTATTTAAAGACAGAGGAACGTATAAAATGGATAGCTTTGACGCAATGCGTTATGGCATTCATGCAGTGTGCAGTTCAGTAGGGGATGTTATTAATATGGCCAGAATAGTTTATGGCAGAGAAAAGTAAACACCTTAAAAATGAGATACCTAATTTTAATTTTATTGCTCACTTCTTGCATCAAAGAGGACAAACCAATCCAGGAACCAGTACAAGCATTATCTATGGCATTGCTTCCATGTGATTCAGTTTATTTTATTCCTGTTTTCTCTGGTTCAATGATGAAGATTCTCCCTAAGACAATTGTTCCATGGACAAGATCGGGAAAGACTTTTTGGTTTTCAAAAGGTTACGCATTTTCAGTTGTAAACCCTTTTAATTACCAACAAGACAGCACAAAGGAGCGTGTGGTATTCAGCGACACAGTCCAAATTAAATACACAGACACATTTTATATCTGCCGAAAGTACGTTAAATGATATTAACACCTGAGGACACCCTAAATGATTTAACCGAGCAAACCATACCAGTAAAGAAACAGGAAAAACTATTGGGAACATTACGCCCTATGAATGGACATAGAGTTTTCCAACTTGACATTTCCACTGGTGAAGTTACAGAGGCAGAATATGAAAATGAAGTCATGATCAACATGGGTCGAGTGATCAAGAAAATTAAACATCGGCCATTTTGCATTTACCAATGTGCATTAAATTTAGAAAATGCAAAAAGAAAGTTCTTAAAAATCGTACAGAGTGAATTGGAGAAACCTGTTTAAAAAGAAACGAAAAGACATAAAGCATATCGGCAACATGGCCGGGCATGACTTTTATGTAGTTTTCAATCCTTCTGAGTTGACCTATACCAGATACTTTGCTTATGTCCAGGCGGTGCAATTATCAGGGTTTAAATTATTGAAAGAGCATTTGGACATTTGTTTAGACCTGATTGATCAAAGTATTTCAGAAGGAAACATCGCGAGAATAGCGCACATCACAGACGCAATCCGTGGTTATCAGAATTTATATCTTTCAAATGACCTGATGAAAGAAGTTGTGAACTGTTTTATTTTAATAGATGATGAACCTTTGGAAAAATTCAGCACATCGCATACACAAACCAAGCTGAGTTTATACGACAATAATTTGCAAATACGCTTTTTTTTTATCAATTTTGCAATGGATTTGCTGCGGAACTTGGTGAGTTTACCCGAACATATTCAGCCAGAGGAATACTTGAATTCAAAAGCAGTGAAGCTGAAGGAGACAGCCTTTTGGAAGGTCTTGAACCTGAAAAATGGATCAATGCACTCTACGACAAAATAATAGAGACAACAGAGGAAACAAATGAGCAGACCATACGGTCCTCAAAAGTTTTAGGAGTTACAGACGAAGTTTTGGAAGGAATGAGTCTGGGGAGATATTTGGAGTCTTTAATTATTCATAAAAAAATACAGCCTAATGGCCGAGAACATATACGATCTGATAGCGACAATCAAGTTTGAGTACGAGAACCAAGCAGCTAAAGAAGCGGCAAACGACTTAAACAAAATTGATCAGGGTGCAGCAAAAGTTACCGGAACATTGGGAACCGTTGGAACATCAGCGGAGAAATCAGCGCAAAAAACATCCACGGCATTTAAACAAGCCGGGGAGGAAATAAATAAAACTCAGGCCAATATACAAAAAGGAAAAACTGTCACAGGCGACCCAATGAAGGGTTACACTGATGCGGTTAAGAAGTCCTTACTTTCTCTTGATGCTGTCTATGAACTGAACAATCAAAAGTTAGCCGAGAAAGACAAAAAGTTTTCCATATTTCGCGCTGAATTACAAAAACAAGGACTTGGATTGTCCGAAAGAGAAATCAAATCATACTACGACAATGTTTTAAGCCTTACTGAAAAGTATAACGCAGATATAGCTAAGTCAGATCAAGGAAATCTAAGCACCAAACAAAGAGCAATCCAACAACTTAAAACAGGCGTAACTCAAAAGGTTAGCCTTGTTACCGGAATAGACCAAGGAACACTTGGAGAGATCGGCAGCAAATTATCAGGCGGTGCAGTTGGTGCGTCTGCATTAGCTGCTGGGATCGCATTGGCCACGGTTAAACTGGCAGAATTTGCAGAGGAAGAGGACAAGGCTATCACTAATTTTGCTTCGATCATTGGCTCAGTCAGACTGTCCGAAACATTGGTGGATGAACTTGATACCTTAGCAACCCAAACCAAATTTACTGGTGACGAGTTGCAAGATGCAGCATTCACTTTACTTAAGTTCGGCGTTGCAGCGGAAGACGTACCGGACAAGATCAAAAGCCTTGGAGATGTTGCTGCTGCTACTGGTGTGTCATTGGGAACATTGGCAGACATTACCGGAAGGATTGATTTTAGAGGATTTGCTACACCTAGAGAACTCAAAACAATAGAGCAACAAGGTATTCCAATCTTCGAAAGTCTTGCGGCGGTAACTGGTAAGACAGTCCAGGAACTAAGGAAATTAAAGAAGGTAAGCGATACAGATGTTCAGGCTGCATTTGCTCAAATGAGTGCAGACGGTGGAAAGTTTGCCGGGGTATTGGAGCAGCAAAGTCAGTCTTTATCATCTTACCGGAAACGATTAGGTGACGCATTCACCAACATTAAAGAGTCAATCGGGAACGCATTTCTCCCTGCTGCAAAAGTCATTTATTCAAATCTTATCCCAGCGCTGAACAAGATAACCGAAATCATCACACCATTGGTTAAAGTGGTAGGGGTGGGCCTTAAGAGTGCTTTTGAATTTACCTTTGGAGCAATCAGGACCGGATGGGATGCTGTAAGTGGAATACTTGGGGCATTTGGTGGAGTTGTCAACGATATTGCTAAGCTATTCGGGTTTGATTTCTCAAAAATAGATTTCTCCGCATTGTTTACGGAGTTTTTAGCTACGATCAATGCAATATCGAATGTCATTGATGACTTTTTCAACAACATTGGCGTTGGAGGCAAGATAGTTTTCAAAGAAATAGTCAGAGTATTTGAAACTGCCTTGGGTAAAGTTTTCCAAAACATCCCAGGACTACAATCAGCAGGCAACAAATTATTAGGTTTTGCATTGGTTAAACAGAACGAAATCAATACTCTGCAAAAACAAAAAGTTGATCTCCAAAAGGAATTCAACAAGGAATACCAGAAATATATTGATCTGAGTCAAAAAGAGAACGCTCAAAAACTGGATGAAGAGGAATTGGATCAAGAAGCATTGGCCAGACAAGCCAAATTCAGAGAAGAAAGGGTGAAGGCATTGCAAGAAGTAAAACAAATCACAAACGAATTACGAAAGCAGTACGAAGATGTCCAGTTAGATGGATTTTTTGACCCGAAAAAGATCGTTGACCAAAGGGATGTAATTACAACCCAAAGGACTTTGATAGATACATCCAAAAAGATCACTGAGTCAGTCAATAAAGTGACAAGTTTAAGTAAGCAATACAAAATACAGATTCCGTTCAGTGTTGATGTGGACTCTTTTTTCCTTCAGAATGAAATCCAAAAAGGTTTGGAGACCTTGCCTGATCTTTTGGTTATTCCGGAAATACCAGTATTGATGTCGGCAGCCGTTGCACTCGATGTCAATTTAGACAGAGCCGAAACACTAGCAATGCTGGAAAAGGAAATCTCATTCTTTAAAGATTTACCCGATGCAGTAAAAAATAAAACAGTCGATGTATTAATCAGCCTTGGGGTCAAAATCACTCCGGAAAGTGCAGCCAAAGCCAAGGCTGAATTGGATAAGATTATCAAAGATGTTACTGCATTAACTGACCCGACTCAATCTGTTGAGCTGGCAAAGGCAATCCAGGAGGGATTAAGCGAGGGGATAAGCGAGGGAGAGATTGCAAGGGTGCTGTCTGAGAAGTTTAATTTTTCAGAGAAGCAAATCGCAGCACTCATTAAGCAGTTTAAAACAAATGCAGAGGGATATTTTAAAGAGGAAGATTCGTTTTTAAAGAAGGCGTTTGATGGGATATTTGGATTTAAAAAGGATGGGTCAAGTTTTCTTGGAAAAGAAGAGGAAGCATTACTCAAAGACGCATTAAACTCCGCTGCAACCCAAATCAGCGCATTCACAGACACATACATCCAAGGCGAACTGGATAAGACGGATTTCTTGATTAGTCAAACCCAAACCAGAGTAGACAAATTAAAGGAGATTGCAGACCAAGGCAATTCAGAACAGCTGCAGATCGAAGAGGATCGACTGGCACAACTTACCAAGAAAAGAGAGGCATTCGCACAAAAGCAAAGACAGATCGCATCGGTTGAGGTGGCAACATCTCAGGCTGTTTCTGCTGCTAAATCAATTGAGGGGTTAACATCAGCATTTGCAGCTGGTGGGCCTGCTGGGATCGTTACAGGTATTGCATATTCCGTTGCGTTGGCTGCATCGGTGGCGTCAATAATTGCAGGAATATCAAATGCATTTGGAGACATTCCAGGATATAAAACAGGAATAGAATACATCAATGGACCAGGAACGGAAACAAGCGACAGTGTTTTAATCAGAGCATCCAAAGGTGAGCGTGTTGTAGACGCACCCAATAATAGGAAGATCGGAGAAACCAAAAATAATGACTTACCGAGGTTAGTTGAGAAAGGGAAAGAGGTTGAAAGATTGGTGAAAAATAATGATTACCGTGAGATAATAAAGCAAGGGTTAAAGGAAAATTCGACAAATAACAACAGGACAAATTTTGTCCAAACCGAAAAGTTGACAAAAATTGACAAGTCAAAATCTGACAATTCACTTATAAGTGAATCAAAGACCAATCGTTCAGATTATGTCAGGATTGAATTAGGAGGCCAAAGCATTCTGGTCAAGGAAAGCAAACTAAAAGAGGCCCTCCAAAAAACCGAAACCATATCTGAAAAGGTCAATAATTCCAGAGAATTGATCAGGGCCAATGTGAGCAACTTTTTAAAAAACAATTTCGCCACAACCAAAACTGAAAAGATCAAGGAATCATTGGTTCCTGTATTGACTCCGGAAAGGTCAACGCTGTTAAGGGTTATTCCACAGCAATCTGAGGCAAGACAAAGGGATGATCTAAACCTTAAAATGGAAGTATTGGGAACAAAGATCGAATCTGGACTTAAGGAAATGGGAAAAAGAATTGCAGATATACAGGTCATGGTGGATTTTAACGAAGATGGAATGATAGCAACCCAGAGAAGGCGTGAGAAGGACAGAATCAGAACACAAAAACTTAAACTGTGAATAAAATCTATATTAACACAACCGACTTCACTGAATGGGTTATCGGATTAGATGAATTCACGGTCACTGTGGAGCGTTCTAATTCGGGAGGGGTCGATGAAGCAACAACCAACACCTTAAGAGTAACAAGAGAAGGGTATAACATTTTTAAATCCTTCTTTTTTGATGAAATTTGCACGGCACAGGATAAAGTTTTGGAAGCAGTGGTCAAGCTGGACTGTTGCGATACGGTATTTACTTATGAAGTGTATTTTAAAGGTTGTGCATTTGATGATTATAATTGCGAAGCACGTATCTCCATGACCCAGAGATCAGCCGAGAAGGACGCATTTGAGCAGTTAGTTGGTAGTCCTTTTTGGTCGGATAAATACTCTTATGTAAACGATGCGATAAGCGCCGGGATGGTATATAAAGTTCCGTATGTTAAAGATGATGGGAACAGGGTAGGGTTGGGAGTTTACCTTTTACTGGCTCCGCTGTTGACCATCGTTAAGCTGATTGTGAAGGCGTTGGACTGGCTCAATATTGTGGATGATGATGTCCTGGACTCTTTGGAACGGTTAGAAAATGATGCAGTTGGAGCCGGGGAATATCGGCCATGTCCAAATCTTGCTTATATATTCCGGTGGCACTGTAATCATTTAGGATTAAAGTTTGAGAGTTCTATTTTAAACTCTGATCCGTATAGTAATTTGGTTTTATTTATGGCTCAATACAAAGGAGGTATAAATTATGACAAATACTATACAGACCATTGGGACGGATGGAACGCAGCTAATTTAAACCCGGTTGAATTATTGGAATCTTTAAAGCCATTATTTAACGCTGACTGGGTAATCTATGACGGAACACTTTATTTTGAAAGAAAGGATATTATTGATTCACTCAGGATAAACCTTTTCAACTTACAAGATTCAGAAAAGGCAGGAGATATAATCGACTTGGGAGAGGTCACAAACGAAGAAACTAATTTCGCATCGTTTTACGGAAGTTATAAAGTGGATGGGTCGGACAGTCAAGGGACTCAAAATGTGCCGATGTATTCTGATCGGGTGGAATGGAACCCGGCAAAATTAAAAGCAAGAAAAGGAGTTAAAGAAACTGTCGCAAATTTTGCACCAGCTAAATTCACCAATGACATTAATGCAAATGGATTTATGAAATTCATTTGGTACACTGCAGAACTTGCGGACGCATTTAACAACAAAAGCAGAATGACGCACTGCCTTGTTACAGGTCAAGACATTTGCTCTGAGTTGAAACTTTTGATAATTGACACAAAAGAAGTTATCACAATTGATGGGTATAAATTCCCAGGGGTAAAGCGAAGGAAAATAAAAGACGGACCTAATGGGGATGTCTATGAATACAATTGGGAAATGTGGTTTGATAAAGAACTTCCTGATCAGGAATTGTATAAACGATTCCACTATATAGATGATCCTGATAATCAAAACGGAAGGCCAATAAACTATGAGTTTATAACAATAAAACCAAGTGATTTTTGTACCTTTGTAAACCGATTGAACACCTATAAATTAAATATTTCAATCGAACACAAAGATTTTGGGCAGGGTATTCCGGGAAAGTATGTTATAAACTTTTTTGAGCAAACTGTAAAATTTGAAAACATAAAATTCAAATGTAATTAATGGCCCTATACGTTGACACCACACCGCAATCAAGACAGATTAGTCCAGGAGGAATGTTCCGGGCATGTGCTATATTTACCAGTGATGAAATAATCCCGAATTCCACTAAGATTCACGTTGACATTGCTTTGTTTTTGGACACCGGAGAGCCAACTATTCCGGTTTTAGAACCAAGATGGGAAGCAGAATTCCCAACATCAAACGGAACCACGGTAGACATGTCGTTTGTCGGTTTGGTTTCAAAGTACAAAAACCTTCAAGTAAAACTTACCAGACAATTAAATACAACCTATTTAGTTGAGTTTGAATTTTTAGCCATTGCAGATACCGGAGATTATTTATTTGCTCATGAGTGGGCATCTGATATAATGCTCAGAGAATCGGCAAACGGTGGATCAAACAATATCTATGCAAGTGGAAGCAAAAATATATTCATCAGGTCATCAGTTTTATTTGATGAAATAGTTACAGCTGAGTCTTTGATACCTTGCACCGCTACCAGGTGGAATTCAGATGGTGAATATGGGTTAACTCATACTTTATATGTCGATGGTACAGAATTAAACGGATATATTTACAACAAGGACTTAAGAGTAGTTTTATTCGGAGGTCCAAATATGTACACTTCAAGATTTTACGCAGGAATAATGAAGGTATCTGGGGCCAATACAACCGATCCTCACTATGAAGCTACCAAATTACAATACGGATTAATTGGTTCCACAATACAAACAGCAGAATTCTTCACTCCGAATGTGATCGACTTTGACAAGCTGAAAAACGGAAAAGGATTAATTGAATATGCCGAAACTTATACAGAAGGGGAATTCACCATTGATGCAACGTATTTTGAACCTGGTCAACAGTATGTAATCTTTTGGGTTTATAAACAGTTCGATACATGGTATTCCCGAAAGTCAGAGGTCTTAAGCCAGATTATTCCCGGACCGGTTCCAATTAAACCAGATGTCACTTGCAGCATTATTGTAGATGATACCGATACGCACACGACTTGCTGTGTGAGAAATGCAGCTCCATGCGTAAACTATGAGTTTAAATCTGTTTTGGATTACTCAGATTATAACACACAGTTAGGAACGGCAGGACTACCAGGTACTTTCTTTGATTACTTTGTCCGATGCGACATTAAGTATAACACCACAAACGACTACGCAACAGCTAAGAATATTTCTGAAATAAATCCGACCTATGTGTATAACAACACAGGAGGTAGCACATGGACAAGAGGGGTTCAAATGATGATCCCTGATAGTTTTGCAGGAGGAACATTATATTTATTTTTTGATTGGATTTTCAATATAAACGGAAACACAGACCACTGTATATTTCCGCAAGTGATTCATGTGGTGAATTATGATGATGCAGATTATGCTATATTCAGTCCAAGCTCTTTTCCTGATGAATATTGTTTTGAAGATGGGAAGCAATTAGCTATTTCCTTGATTGAACCTTCAGCAGATCACACTAATTTATACTATCTCACTGCAAATGGTAAGATTCTGGATGATCAAAGTCCATTAATTCTTCCAACAACCGGAGGCGGTAAGTTTGGATTTACAGTTGACTATACTCAACTTGATGAAAATCAGGAATATTGTATTAAGGTTGTAGGCTACAAAGACAACACAATAACAGGCACTTGTGCATGTGAGACAATGGAGTTCAATGCTGTTGCAGATTGTGGTGGAAAATTCGTCACATGGGAGTTTGATATTCCTGGATGGGCCAATGTAGACATGGACTTCATCAACATAACATATCTTGATGCGTTCGGAATTATAAAACAGTACATTGTAAATGGTTCCACAAGCGGAAATTTCCAAACCCCAATAAAAGGATGGTTTAGGTTTGAAGTTGTTAGGACAGACGGATGTCACTACACCACATCATTTAACAATGGAGACGGACTTATCAGAAAAGAAGTTCCATTCTCATTCGGTAAGTGCCAGGAGGAAAAAGTAGAATTTGAACTTTGCGATGCAGTTACCGAAGAAACAGAAACCACTCCATGCACTAATTTTCCTCAGATTTCAATAGCATGTTCATCATTAGGGGTAGCAACTCCAACCTGGTCAGGCGAAGGAACAACAACATCGAGCGTGAAACAGTATTCATACGATGGTTCAACATGGTCAACTTATACGGCTCCTTTAGCATCGCAAAAAGTATTCTTCAGATGGACATTGACCTACAATGTTGGGGCCACTGGTTGCGGAAATAAAGTGGTTTATTCTCATGCTGATTGTACAATCTGTGAACAAGCATAATTATGGAAAGATATATTTTATATTCACCCGGTACAGTTGCATGTGTTGACATTGACGGAAAGGCAACTGAAATATGTTTGCCAGTTCAAAACAGATGCACATTAACCCCAACAGATAATATCCTTGCAGACTGTAACAATACTTATGCATGCTCAAAACAGTGCGTAAAATATCCATACAGAATACCTTTCACAATTGGAGACAAGATCATGTTTCAATTGATGTTTAGAGATCAGTACAATGAAGACCCGAAAAATCCAGTTTATGGATGGGATGATTTTGTGTTTGCCACATTGAGAAAAATTGACGGTACTGAGATAACCGACTCGACTCAGTTTGCATCAAGAAAATATGTCTGCCACAACGGAACAAATTCATTACAAGTTATTGAGATTGACACCGGAATAGAAGGTTTTCCAGAATGTTTTGAATTGGACTTTGTGGCAAAAGATGGACTTGGAGAAACCACTGAAAGCGTCTGCACTCAGCAGTTCTATGTTCCGGATGATTGCCATGATATAATTTACTTTGAAGGAGTTTACACGAAAAAAGATTGTGTTGGAAATTACTATGTAAAACCGACTTGTCTTGATGGGTTTAAGTTTATAAACAAATTAGGAATCGAGGCTAAAATAGTTGAGCAGTTTCCGGAAGTTGAAAGAACATCAGGAAGAAACGGAAGACTATTGAGCAGCACCACACGAATGAATTACAAAATAATTCCTACCAAATTAATTCCTCAGTTCATGGTGAATTATTTGAGCAAAATTATTTTTCAAGGTGTGCAAATAAAAATTAACAATGAAACGGTAAAAATTAGTAACTTTGCAATGAACCCCGTAAGTGATTACAAAGGTCTTTATAGATTAGAAATTACTTACAGCATTGAGTGTGCGACAGAGTGCTAATACCCTAATATGATTTTGATAAAAAACAGAATAGGCACTGTGATTCCAATTAAACCGGAAGTTTATGCAAGAAACAAAGAGAAGTACGAAGCAGACGGATGGAAGAAAGTGGAACCAATGGAAGTAAAGAAACTTGGGAACAGACCAGTTGAAGTTAAAAAAAAGGACTAATCTAAGAGAGTGCAGCAGAGTTTTTTTAAACATTAAAAACTTTGTAAAGCATGAAATGTGCATCATTAACTTGTGCGGGTTCTTCAGTAGTAATCCCACAGAGATACTTAAACGACTGTGATACTAACGAGGTCCAGTCAGCATGTTACACCGGATTAGCAATTGCTCGTTGTGATTGGGTTCCTACCGATGTAACAGACACAGCAGAAATTGAGGCAGCAGTAGCAGCAGGAAAGATAAAACTTTTGCCGAAGGGTAAAATTGTTTTGGAAACGCCTACCGATGTTGTTGAAGAAGATTACTCAGGCTGTTTCGACAGAGTTGTAGTAAGGACAGAAAGACTTGTAAATTACGAAACATGGTTGTTCAAAGCTGACCACAGTGATGAAGATTACTGGACAGAAGTTTGTGAGTTGTTCCAAAATCAAAGAGTAACATTGATTCTAATCAAATCAGATGGTTACTTCACTCTTGGAAACGAATGGGCCGACTTCATCAAAGGTGGCTACCTTGGTACTGAGCCAGATCACGCTCTTGGACTTGAAGCATCATTAACTCAAAACTTCTCAGTTGACAGAGGTGATGCAAAAGGAAAAGCAAGGTGGAAAGCTCAATTCCAATTAAATTACAATTGCGTATTACAGCACGTTACCGTTCCGGGATTTGTTGACGCATTGGCTGACAGCGAAAGTACATCTTAATTAAAAAACAAAATTAGCCGGGGAGTAGTAATATTCCCCGGTATATTTTATGATCAAAGCGGAAGACGTTTTAAAGGAGTTCAACGAACTTAACAAGGGCTATGGAATGGCCTTTGATCAGGATCGGTATCTAAGCAAATTTGATACTGAGAAAACAAAAATTCCATTAAAAAATCAGGTTTATTTACAAGCAATTAACCACAATTATCGGTTAAGCAAAATTGATTTACTTGCTAAAAAAAGACCAGGCGAACCTGAACACATCAGAGATTACCGGAACGAAAATATTCGACAAGTCACTATTGAGCCGATTCGGAAATTCGCAATTGAATGTACGAATGTTTGGGTAGGTGGCGGTTTTGAGTTGAAGAATGTTCCTGAGTATGTTTCTGAATGGCTAAAATCAAAACCTTTTGTTAACGATGGGATGAAATTAACTCTTGACCAATGGGCCACAGAGGTAATTCTTCCATATTCTTTTGTTGATCCAAATGGATTACTTTTTGCAGTTCCGATTTTGGATGAAACAAAAAAGATTGCAAGGGTAGATTCTTATTTGGTTCCATTCAACAAAGTAGTTTATAAACCTGATTACATTGCATTTGAAGCCGGCAAACGTGGTGAAGATTCATTCTACTATGTTGCTGATGCAGATAATTGGTATTCATTAGAACCATACCGAGATGGCAATACCTTAAAATACAAACTTGATTTAATCTATCTACACGGATTAAAAATGCTTCCGTTTACCATGATGCCGGGCATGATTGCCAGTAACATCAAAGGTGAAAAGTACAAAGAGTCATATCTTCAATCAGCGTATTCTCATGCAGATGAAGCATTGTGCGCATATTCAGATGATCAGGCAGTAAGAAGCAAAGCAGCACATCCGATATTGATCATTGGGGATGTGGTTTGTGATTCTCCAGGATGTACCAAAGGACAAGTCCAAACTGATGATGGTTGGAAAGATTGTGTAAAATGTAAAGGAACCGGACAATTGAGAAGTCCTGGGCCTTTGGAATACTGGAACAATTCAAAAACTATTGTGGATGATAAATCTCCACTCAATCCTATATACTTAAATCCTGACACTTCGGTCCTTGAATTCGTAAGTAAAACATGGGCGTATCATTTTGAATTAATGAAAAAGTCTTTAGGCATTGACGCATTAATTGACTTGAACGAATCAGGAGAGGCCATGCTTCACAGATTGGAGCATTTAAAAACACAGATAAGGGTTTGTTTAATCGGACTGGCAAATACAATTCAAGATCATTTATTTATTGTCACCAAGTATTATTATAACGGTGCAAAAAATGAGGAATACCCGACTTACAATATTCCGTTAAGTATAGAGATAAAGAACCCTGAGATCATCAAGGAGAAAATAAAAACAGCCATTGGGGCAGAAAGGCTTACTAATGTTATAGATTACTATAATTTGGTTTATGCCAATGATCCACACATGAAAAGGCTCATGGCTTTTATTGCCCGAAAATACCCACTGTCGACTTACTCAAATGATGAGATCATAAAATTAAACAGTATGCAGCTATATTCCGACTCAGAGGTAAAGCGATCTTTTGCGGTGCTGGATGTTGCACTGGAAGAGACAGAGGATAAAGATATTTCGGCCATGAGTGATAAGATGCTGTTTGACATGATCGACCCAATACTGAAAGCAAAATACCCAGACGCACTGATACAATTAGATGGAACTAATTGACATAATCCGAAAGCAATCGGAAGGAACAGAACTTTTTTTAACTGACTTTGATCTCAAAAACCTTGAATCGGATTTTGAGATTTTTGATATTTTAAAAAAGGTACTCCGGAAGATGTCAGTTAAGCGTGGCCGAATGGTTTACGACTATGAAACACTTTTGGAAATAAACAAGCTGCAAAAAAAAGTTGTCGAATTATTGTCCTCAGGAGAATACTCAAAAAATGTAAAGGCGTTAATTCAGAACTTTGACAACATTGAGGATTTATCTTTAGACTTCGCTGCACTGTTAAACGATCAAGACTCTTATTCATTTCTAAAGAAAAATCTTGCTCCAATAAAAAAGGGATTTATTGAAGACATCAGTTCAAGTTTAGCAAGTGCTGACAGCATCAAGATAAACATAACCGGCGGCATTCGTAAAATCTTATTGAGAGCAGCAACATTCGGGAACACGGTTGACGAGGCAGAGGATTTGCTTAGAGGCTATGTCTTGGCTGATGCTAAAAAAGGCGGTTTACTCACAAGATATGCCAGGCAGATTGCGCATGATTCGCTTTTTCAATACCAAGGATCAGTTGAGCAAAAGATAGGGGAAGAAATTGGCGTTAATGCCTATTCTTATGTGGGCCCGTTAAAGACCACATCAAGGCCACAATGTAAACGGTGGATAAATACTCTCCATGGAGTTATCCCATTTGACAAATTGGAAGATGAAATTAAGTGGGCAAAAAATAATGGTTCCGGATTAGGTGATTTGAAACTGACAGTAAAAACATTTCCGATAATCAGAGGTGGACACCAATGTATTCACAGAGCAATTCCATTTGTAAATAATCCAAAGACAAAAAGCAAACTGGATAAAATTCAAAATAAACGCCAGAAGGTTTTGGATGAAGCGAATCAATTAGCAAAAGACAGATTAAAAGAGCGTTCACAAAAATTGTATGATTCATATTTTAAAAATTAGTAATATCTTTGCATTATGAACGAGTTGTTAAAAAGTTTGGGAATAGAAAATCCTAAAGAGTTTGTTCAACAGATGAACATCAAGTCTTTTAACAAGATTAGAAATGAGTTAAAAGCACAATCAGCGACATATCTTATTATTGACGGAATGACCCAAATGCGAGAGAGGTTATCTCCATTTGAGATTTTGAACCGTTGCCTTTCTGAAAATGGAAAAAGAAGGTATTTAATCCAAGGTATTGATTTTACAATCGAGCCAAAATCATCAGTTTCCAAAATGGAAACAACTGAAGAGGTTGCTCCTGAACCGACTCCGGAAAAGAAAAAACGAAACATTATTAAAACACCATAAATGGAGAAGATCAAGAAGTTTTTAACTGCAATCGGTTTCACTGGTTCAATCTCAGACGAAACCACAGACGAACAATTAACCGAAATGGCTCAATCTTATTTGGATGATCGGGCCACAATCGCAACAAGTGGGGAAGGAGTGAAGAAAAAAATTGACGAAGCAAGAAAAGAAGGTCAGATCGTTGCCCAGAAGCAGATCAAAAAGAAGTGGAACAAAGAACTTGGTTTGGGATTAACCGGATCAGAGGCAGAAGAAATGGAGATGGAAGAGTTTATCTCCAAAGCAAAAGAACATGTTACTTCTGAACTGGAAACAGTAAAGAAAAACGCTCCGGAAGAATATAAGTCAAAGGTTGACGAACTACAAAAAAAGTACAACGACATGGTGGAGAAATTCGGCTCAACCAAATCGGAATACGAAAAAAAGTTGCAAGAGGCAGAACAGCTATATGAGCAGAAAGAGAAGGAAAGAAAAACCGATGGAATAATTGGAAAGTCATTAGCTGAGAAAAAATACATCGACAATGATGTAGCGAATGATTATTTCCGCGCTGCAATAGCAAGGGATCAAGTTACCATTGAAGAAAATGGATCAATCAAAAGAGCAGACGGTTCTTTCGTGATGAAAGAAGATGGTATTACACCGATCAAAACCCTTGCAGAATACAGAGATTTGAGACTTGCAAAATTAGTTGTAAACGGTGGCGCACCGGATGGACAGCAACAACAGCAACAAGCACAAGGAGGGGCAGACGAAATGAAACAAAGGCAGGAATCTCACAAAAGAATGTTAGAGAAAAATCCTGCACTGGCTGAAGTGTAAAATGTTACTTTGGACGAGTAATTTTTTTCATTTGGAAATGCTCTTGTTAATTCAGGAGCATTTTTTTAGAAAAATACACTATTGGCTGAGGTGTAAAAATTAATTTGGATAAATTTGTTATTCATAATAATTGTTATTGGGAATGTCCGTGCGCTAACACGGACATTTTTTTTATAAAAATATTTTCATATAAAAATATATTCGTATATTTGCACTCAACACCTGGTGCAGCTCTGCACATAAAAAAACACACTGGCGATCTGACGCTCATTTCAGAGAATCATTTTTCACATCCTAAAATAAAAATAACATGGCATCTGCATCAATAGATGGTTCATTATCCAAATGTTGTTCCACATTGTTTTTGCAATTGGACGCAGTAAATGGACCTGCAAATCAAGTAAAAAACGAAGTCGCAAGACAAACATTTATGAACGCTCTCCGATCTCAAAGCAATACTGCTGGACACGGAGAATTATTCAACACAATCAGAGGACATTGGGGAAAACAAGACCCATATTCCGGATCAAACGCCACTGTAAAAGCATGGGTGAATGTTCCGAATTGTATTGAAGCAACAGACATCGAATCTGCTTTGTGCGCATCTGGTTCTGAACCAGCAGAAAGGAGAAAGCAAATTGACGTAAAAATTGAAGACGGAGCAGAAAGAAAAGGACAATTCAGTCCCGATCTTATGGACTCCATTTGTAGAGAATCAGGTAACGAAATTTTGGCAGGAGAATTGGCCGGGGCAGCATTGAACATTCTTAAGGAAAGAAATAAAAGAATGCTCGTTAAAGCTGAAACATTGTGCGGAAACTACGCCAACGGAACCGATTCAAGAACTACCAGACGAACTGCAAAAATCCTAAATAACACTGGCGGTTTATCTGCTCAGCCATTTGGGTTTACTACTATCACCAGAGAATTTGATAGACAAAACATCATTGGTCAGCCTATTTTGGTGGGAGGTTACAAGTTACAGGATTACATGATCGCAACAAACGTTGCAGGATTTGGCGCACAATCAGTGAACGCAAATAATGTAAACTACACACTTGGAATCGAGTGGTATTTTGACCCATCTGTCAATCCAGTATTGAACGATGCGAAGTCAACAAGTGCAAAAGACTATGCATTGACTTGGGCTCCAGGAGCAATCCAATACATTGAGCATTACGATTTCTATCAGTACGCACACCAAGGAGCAGATTCAAGGCGAATTGTGCTTTCAATCGGTGGAGAGGATTTCGATTTCTTCGTGAAGTGGGATGATTGTAATTCAGTTTACAAGTGGATTTTGAGAAAAAGATTCGATCTATTCTACTATCCAGATGCATTGTACACTACTTGTGGTGCTGAGTGGAATCAAAAACTATTATTTGAACTCGGTTGTGGTGCATTAGACTGCACTTATGACGACAGCGAGTCTTAAGAATAACTTCTCTGTTCACTCTCTTAGGTTAGGGGGCCGGGGGATGCCCTGGTCCCTTTCCTTTTTAAATTAGTCAATGCCAACAAAAAAATACACTACTGGAATAACATTGTCGAGCAGTGAGGCGAAGATTCGTTTTCAAATGTTCACAAACACAGCGTCAAATGTTTTGACCTGGACCGTTAATTCTGGGGTATTACCATCGGCAAATCAAGATGCATATATCATTGTCTGCATGAACGGACAAGAGTTATTGCCAAGCCAATATACCATAACAGCAGACACCGCACCAAATGAATCTGAGATCGAGATAGATTCTGACAGCTATGTGGAAGGGGCAAATTGTACAGTAAGAGCATTTTATTTATGAAATTATTGAAAGTCATATTCTTTTTAATTCCTTTTTTGGCATTCGGGCAGTATCAAAACAGTCCGAATAAAGCAGTTTTAGGAAACCAGACAACCGGAAAAGGTTTGATTTATTACGGAAGTGGTGCGCCTGCTTACACTCCGACAACAAATAAGAATGCATATCATTATGTTGACACTACCACGGATATATTTTGGTATTGGGATTTTACTTCGATGTTATGGGACACGGTAACTGTTTCCGGAGGTGGAGGCGGTGGAACTGATTCTCAAGTTGTAGATACATTTACTTATGCCAGCGACACACTAAGACTGTCCATGTCCGGGGATGGTCAAATGTATAAATATGTGGTTATACCTGGCAGTTCTGATGATCAAAATATAGATACTTTCTCAATTGTAAGCGATACGATAAGGCTCAGTTTACAAAGTGACGGACAGAAATATAAGTACGTTAATTTACTGCCCTACAAAGACAACACCGATACCCAAACGATATACTGGAACAGCGGAACCGGAAATTTAACCATATACGGAGGAAATACTGTTTCACTGGACGGAAGATATTTAACCACTGAGGCAGATGGCAGTATTACGAATGAACTCCAAACAATAGATACTTTCTCAATCTCTTCCAACACGGTAAGGCTCTCATTGAGTAGTGATGGGCAAGCATACAAAACCATTGACCTTTCGCCTTACCTGGACAACACGGACAGTCAAACTATAGATACACTCTCTTTTAGTTCGGACACATTAAGGGTTTCATTAAGCGGAGACGGCCAGAAATATAAGTCAGTTTATTTACCTGCAGACACAGATGATCAGTCATTAAGTTATGGCACCAAGACAGGCGTAACAATCCCATTAAATATAACAGGAGGATCAGGCGTAAATCTTGATCAAGGAACCAACATTGAGATCACAAGGGATGCCAGTAACTATATAACCTTTAAGGGGAATACCACTATTGATACATTCTCATACGGTAGTGATACGATTAAAATCAGTTTGACCAATGACGGCCAGGCGACCAAAAAAATATACGTTCCACAAATAGCCGATACTGATGATCAGACCCTTTCCAGGTCATTTGATACCATATTTATCAGTCAAGGTAATTATATAATCCTTCCGGTGGACATAAACACGGACAACCAAGCATTTGATACGGCTCAAATCAGTTCAGATACTTTGAGATTAAGTCTTGAAGGTGACTTGGTTCCGGTTTATAAATTTAATCTTAAGCCGTATCTGGATAATACGGATTCTCAAACCATCGACACCTTTGAAATCAATTCAAATACACTCCGATTATCAGCAAGTGGTGACGGTCAGGCGTACAAGACAGTTTCATTATCTCCGTATCTTGACAATACAGATGCCCAGGTTATAGACACATTTTCATATTCTTCTGATACTATCCGATTGAGCGTTTCCGGAGACGGTCAAAAGTATAAAACTATTTATATTCCACCTGGGGCAGCAGACGACAACCAAACATTAAGCATATCGTCAGGCAAAGGAACAATTTCAATTGAATCAGGAAATAGTATTCAGTTGGAAGACTCTTCCGCTACAAACGAATTACAGACCATTGACACAATGGATGTTTATGGAGGTGTATATCTTAGGACATCGCTGTCCGGAGACGGTCAGGCTGCTAAATTGGTGGACTTGACCAATTTTTATAACCTTTTGACGGTCCAAAACAAATCAGGAAATACTATTCCGCTAAGATCGAGTACGGTTACCACTGATTTAAGTGTAACCGAGGGAGATAATATCACTTTAACCAAGAACGGCACATATCAATTTACTATTGATTCAAGACCCACTATTGACACATTCAGTTATTCCAGTGACACTCTGAGGGTTTCTGTATATGGAGATCAACAAAAGTATAAGACTGTTTATATTCCACAAGGTGCTGACGATCAATTTATTGATACACTTTCCATAGTGTCCAATAATCTAAGGCTTTCACTTGATGGAGACGGTAGGGCGTATTCTTCTGTTTCGCTTTCACCATATTTGGATAACACCGATGCACAAACTCTATCCATTACTGCAGGCAAAGGAACCATATCTATTTCAGGAGGCAATTCAATTCAACTTGGAGATTCAAGTGCAACAAACGAGATCCAAACCATTGATACCTTTTCGATTTCTTCCAATACGCTCAGAGCGTCTCTATCCAGTGACGGACAAGCATTTAAAACGGTTGACTTGTCTCCGTATTTGGACAACACAGATAGTCAGGTAATTGATACTTTTTCCTTTAGCTCGGACACGCTCAGGGTATCAATTAGTGGGGATGGTCAAAAATATAAAACGGTTTACCTTCCAAGCATATCCGACACTGATGATCAAAATTTATCCTTTGCAACAAAATCAGGATCAACCAACACATTGAATATTTCCGATGGGGCAGGGGCAAACATTTTGGATGGAACCGGAATAAACATTTCCAGAGACGCGAGCAACCAAATAACGGTCAACAACACCGGGGATCTTAGTAATACCAATGAAATACAGACCATAGACACTTTTGAAATTAACTCCAACACCTTAAGGGCCAGTTTATCCGGGGATGGGCAGGCGTTTAAAACGGTTTCATTAAGTCCATATTTAGATAATACGGACAGTCAAGTAGTGGACACTTTCTCTTATTCATCTGATACATTGCGGTTGTCGGTAAGTGGTGACGGACAGAAGTACAAGACCATTTATTTGCCGAATATCACGGACACGGATGATCAGTATATTGATACATTGCAATTATCAGGAAACACATTAGGGATAAGTTTACAAGCAGATGGGCAGGCATTAAAGACTTTGGATTTATCAAAATATGTAGACACAACATTTGCTCAAAATGGTACAAGGATTTCAAATGATTCTCTTTATTGGGGTTCTCAAAGTTCAAGTACAGACAATGGCAGCACATTAATCCATGATACTTACATCTGGCAGGGTGGCAACGACATAACATTCTTTAACAACGGAGACGGACCGGATAAACCAACTCTTTATGTCTCAGGCGTAAATGATGTTTGGATTG